AAACATCCCTTTCCAACACAATAAATACTTAAACCATTACACAGATATCTCACAGATCAAAACTTCTTTAGAGTTTGAGATCCGCAAATTGGTTAGGGAGAAACGTGAGTATTACTCAGGCGAAGCAGACGCTAAAACTTACGCCTCTAAACCATTTGGATCAAGCATCAAGACTTCAGAAAAAATGAAAACTTATCTTGAGGCAGACGATGATATTGTCAACCTTGAGGCAAAGATTAAATATCTTGACCAGATGTTGTACTGGTTGGATCAAGTCATGAAGCAAATTTCTAACAGAGGTTTTCAGATCAAGAGTGCCATTGAGTGGGAGAAATTTGTAAATGGACAATGATGACCACTCTGAGTATTAAAAAGAAGAACGAAGTTTACGTTACCATTCAGTCCGCTGAGCCTCATGTTCATCATGAACTCTCGGACTATTTTTCGTTTGAAGTTCCTGAAGCAAAATTTCTGAAAAAGAATCCCAGATACAAATACTGGGATGGAACTATTCGCTTGTATTCACCTGGCACTGGTGAACTCTATGGCGGTTTAATGGAACATCTTAAGGAATGGGCAGACGAAAGACATTATCAAATTGAATATGAAAAAAATGATTGGTATGGAGATGTTGAAGAAACAAATGATTTTGTCTCTCCTGCTGGCATTAAAACCTTTATGGACAAAATTACTAGGACAGAAATTACTCCTCGTTCATATCAATACAATGCTGTATACGAAGCAATAAAAAATAATCGTAAACTTTTACTTTCTCCAACTGGGAGTGGAAAAAGTCTCATGATCTATTCCCTCGTGAGATACTATACTGCTACCAATAAGAAAACTTTGATCATCGTACCAACTACGTCCCTCGTAGAACAGATGGTCAATGACTTTAATGATTACGGGTGGAATGCTGATGATCATGTTCATAAGATTTATTCTGGTAAAGATAAAAATACTGATAAACCTATTATCATTTCAACTTGGCAATCTATTTACAAATTTCCTAAAAGATACTTTGATGATATTGATTGCGTAATTGGTGATGAAGCTCACTTGTTTAAGTCTAAATCACTTACTGGCATTATGACAAAACTTCATAATGCAAAATATAGATTTGGTTTTACTGGAACACTTGATGGTAGTAAGACTCATAAATGGGTATTAGAAGGATTGTTTGGTAATTGTAAACAAGTTACTAAAACTGATCATCTTATCAAAGAAGGTTATCTTAGTAAGTTTAGGATCAAAGTGCTACTTTGTAAACATGCTTCTCAGCATTTTGACACATATCATGATGAAATAGATTATCTTGTAGAGCACAAAGGTAGAAATAATCTCATTAAAAATTTAGTTAAAGATATTGATGGTAATACTCTTGTGTTATTCAACTATATTGAAAAGCATGGAGAACCACTTTTTGATTTAATAAATAGTGTTGTAGATCCACAAAGAAAAATATTCTTTGTTCATGGTGGAACTGATGTAGAGGATAGAGAAAAAGTAAGGCAAATTACTGAAACAGAAAACAATGCTGTTATTATTGCTTCTTACGGAACGTTCTCTACAGGAATTAACATTAAAAGATTACATAATATTATATTTGCATCACCTAGTAAATCTCGTATTCGTAACCTTCAATCTATTGGACGTGTACTTAGAAAAGGTGAAGGCAAAGATATTGCAACCTTATACGATATCGCTGATGATATTGGCGGTCAAAATTACACATTAAAACATTTAAATGAAAGAGTAAACATTTACAATGAAGAAAATTTTAAGTATGAGGTTATAAAAATAAACCTTAAAGCAAATTAAATATGGAAGAAGAATTTTACGCAACAATAAAGTTAATATCAGGAGAAGAGATAGTAGCAAAAGTCTGTTATCTTCCTGATGAAGATAAACTTATTTTAGATAAACCTCTTCAAGTAGAATTAGCAAAACAAAAAAAAGGTAAGCTAGAGATCTCTGGATTTATGTTTAAAGAATGGATATCTGCAACTTTTGATGATATGTTTATTATCAATAAAGATCATATTCTTACAATGTCAGAACTAGATATTAATATCCAAAAGTTTTATGAAAAAACTTTAAGGAAAATTAATTCAAGTAATGAAGATAATATTAATAAATTATCTCGTAAAGCAGGTTATCTTGGATCAATTAAAGAAGTGAAAAAATCTTTAGAAGATATCTATAAGAAAAGTTAAAAGCTACAACCTCTCTTGAACCCTTAACAGAGTTATTCTACTGAGTTTCTGAGGTTTTGTCAAGACCCCCCTTTACATATGACTTACACGATGCTATACTTGATACAGATAATTGTAAGATCAACGTGGCATATACAGTAATGGCAAAAAGAAAACAAACAGAATATTACGTAAATAATAAAGATTTTCTTGCTGCCGTTATTCAACTGCGAGATTATTTTCTTGTAGGAAAAGAAATTGGTCATCAAAACCATATTGAATCAATTAGATACTATAGGTATCATCATGATAGAAAAACTAGTGTTCGATTTAAAAGATGCTATGAATACTTAGGAAGTTGTTTTGATAAAATTGCTACACATTTATCTTACAAACCAAACTTTGTTAATTACATGTTTCGTGAAGACATGATTCATGATGGAGTTGAAAATTGTATCCAATACATTCTCAATTTTGATCCAGAGAAATCAAAAAATCCTTTTGCTTACTTCACACAAATTATCTACTACGCTTTCCTTCGTCGTATTCAGAAAGAAAAGAAACAACTTGAGATTAAACAAAAAGTATTAGAACAATCAGGTCATGATGAAGTGATGCATACAGATACTCATGATGGTAGTATGTCAGGCATGAATGCTTCTTACTCTGACATGGGTAGCATCAAAGAAAATATTGAAACTAGAATGAACCGATGAGTGAAGAACAAGATTATGAATGGTATGAAACATCCTATGGAAAATTCAGAGTTACAGAGTCAAGGTTTGGAACGTGGAATAGCTTTGGTGAGGATGGCAAGGCTCTCATCACAGGACTTACGAAAGAAGTTGTCATGGCAGGAACGAGATTTCACATGGAAGGTCTCGCTACTAACTGGGCAAACTGTATTACATCCAAAAAATTTGATGGAGTAGTTGGAGGTAAATTATGAAAATAGCTTTGATAACAGATTGTCATCTAGATGGACGTAAAGGTTCTTTACCTTTTTGGAATTATTTTCAGAGATTTTATGACGAAATCTTTTTTCCTACTCTTGAAAAAGAGGGTATCAATGTTATCTTTGATTTGGGTGACACTTTTGATAACCGAAAGTCTATGGACTTTAATACTTATCATCGTGTTAAAGAAAATTACTTTGACCGACTAAAAGACTACGAAGTTCACATGCTTCTTGGTAATCATTGTACCTATTACAAAAACACCAATCGCATCAACTCACCAGAACTCTTGCTGGAACAGTATTCAAATATCACAATCTACTCAGAACCAAAGCACCTTAAACTTGGAAGCAAAAAGTTTCTCATGTTACCTTGGATCAACAAAGAGAACTCCGATGAGGTCTTGAATCTACTTGAAACAAGTGAGGCAGAAATTTGTTGTGGTCATCTTGAGCTCAATGGATTTGAGGTAACACCTGGTATGAAGATGGATCATGGTATGGATCCAAATCTTTTTTATCGTTTTAAACGAGTATGGTCTGGACATTATCATCACAAGTCAAAGAAAGGAAACGTCCAATATCTTGGCAACCCTTATCAGATGTACTGGAATGATTATAAAGACCGCCGTGGATTCCATATCTACGATACTGAAAGTGATAAACTTAAGTATATTCCAAACCCGTTTGAAATCTTTGAAAAAATCTTCTATGATGACACCAGTGTGGACTACAACAAACAAGATGTGTCTGATTATAAAAACAAGTTCATCAAGATCGTCGTCAACGAAAAACGAGACTACCAAATGTTTGAAACATTGGTTGATCGTCTTTACAACGTAGGCGTTCACGATGTCAAGATTGTAGAAACCCTAGTTGAAGAAGACACGGCTGACATTGAAATCTCCTCAAAAGATACATTGACTTTGCTCAATGAATACATTGATGATGTAGAGATGTCCGTAGATAAATCAGACTTAAAAAGTTTGATGAGATCTCTATATATTGAAAGTTGCAACGTTGCATAGTATGTACATCGTAACCTTAGAAGATCGTCCAGATGGCGTCTATTCTGTCTTTGATGATGAAGAAGAAAGAGTTATTCCTATATTTGAGGAAGAGGATGATGCTGACAGATATCTTTTAATGTTACAAGAAGATGACGATTATCCTCCTATGCAAATTGTAGAGATTGAAGATAGTGCTATAATTACAGCATGTGAAGAAAGAGGACATAAGTTTTCTATAATTACTGCTGATGATTTTTTGATTCCCCCTAACGATTTAGAATGATTACTTTTAAAAAAATTAAATGGCGCAATTTCCTCTCAACTGGGAATGTCTTTAGTGAAGTTGATTTGCAAATAGCAAAAACAAATTTGATTGTTGGGACAAACGGAGCAGGTAAGAGCACTATTTTGGATGCTCTTACTTTTTCTCTTTTTGGTAAACCATTTCGTAAGATCAACAAGCCTATGCTTGTGAATAGTATCAACGAAAAGGATTGTCTTGTTGAAGTAGAATTTTCTATTGGTCGTAGTGATTATAAAGTGATTCGTGGTATCAAACCTAACAAGTTTGAGATTTATTGTAACGGACAACTTTGGAACCAAGAAGCATCTGCTGTAGATCAGCAGAAAAACTTTGAGACAAATGTTCTCAAGATGAACTACAAGTCATTTACTCAAATTGTTGTTCTTGGATCTTCTACATTTGTTCCTTTCATGCGTTTGCCTTTGGCACAGCGTCGTGAAATTATTGAAGATATTCTTGACATTCAAGTATTCTCTACAATGAATATTATCCTCAAAGATAAAGTTAGAGATAATAATGAACAATTAAAAACTCTTGATTATCAATTGCATATTCTTGAGGAAAAGATTGATCTCCAAAAGAAGTATATGCTTGAACTGGAGAAGAAAACCAAGGAAGAAATATCGCGTAAAGAGAATAAGATTACTGAATTGTTACAGAATGAAAACAATTATCACAATGATATTGCGCGTCTAACTTCAGAAATACAAAATCATTCTGAAGAAATGAAAAAAGTTTCTAATAGTACAACAAAACTAAAGAAGTTAAACACTTTTCTTTTTAAAATACAATCTAAGTTAAACAGTTGTCAAAAAGAACATTCGTTTTTTACAGACAATCATGTTTGTCCTACCTGTACTCAAGACTTAAATGAAGAGTTTAGACAAACTAAAATTGATGAAGGAATTGACCAGTTGAATAAAATGAATACTGGTATAGAAGATCTTCTTCTTGAAATTTCAAAAGAAGAAGAACGAGAGAAAATTTTTATAACTCTATCTGATAAAGTTATGCAACTAAATGCATCAATTAGTCAGTCCAATTTTCAAATTACTTCTATCAAGAAAAATATTTCTGACATTGAAAAAGAGATCAAAGAACTAGAAGGTAGCAATCCAGACAAAAAAGCAGAGTTTATTAAGCTTGAAGGTCTTGTTACAGAAAAAAAAGATTTTGGTAAAACCTTTGCCGAGTACAAGAAGGATCGTGATACACTATTAGTGGCATCGCAATTGTTGAAAGACAATGGGATTAAGACTAGAATTATCAAA